CTTGTTCAGGATGATTGATAGCGCCTCCTACATTGACCCAGTTAAAATGTTGAGCTGTGTTTAAAACTAATTCTCGAGCAACTGTTGCTACTCCACTGTGTACTCTTATATCATCACATATAAGAAGTATCTTTTTCCTCTCATTTTGAGGTAAATACGCAAAACTTGAATTCATAAAACTGTTTATCGTTCTAAATTATTATGATTGTGAATTGATTTTCTAAATTCTTCGTCTGTAAGATATAAATGAATTGTGCGCTCGGCAAGCTTTTGTAAAGAAAATTTATGTTTAACACAACTTACTTTAAAATCTTCCCATAACGATTCATCTATTTTAACAGATGTTGTATGTTGATTTTTCATATAACTATATTTTTGTATATAAATATATAGGATTTACTTAGGACATAAATCCTTTTTATCATTAAATGGACAGTACTGGCAGTTTTTACTAGGAATGAATGGGTGGTTAGTATCTTTAAATGAGCCATCTGTATTAAAACATTGTTCTATAAAGTTACTAAAAGCGGTCATTGCTTTTTTTACTTTTATTTTACCACTTGGAGGAGCAAACTCTTGAATACGACTTTGAGGATAATCACTATTTTCCCATATTTTTCTTTTTACTATAAAGAATTCAACTTCAATTTCATCCTCAGGAATATTATAAAGTTTACTAAAATAATGCTTATAGATAATAAGTTGGAATTGTTTTAATTCGTCTTTTTTAGTTTTAGCGTCCCATCCTTTAGTAGATGTTTTTATATCTATGATTCTAAATGTTTTAGTGTTCTCATTATATAATACTAAATCCAAATACCCTTTATAGTATAAATTTGATATTTTATTATTAGGAATTAATATAAGAGGTAATTCACATTTTACTAAATGCCATCCTTTCTTATTAAAATACTGACCTTTTTTCTTCTTAAAAGTATTTAAAATAGCAATCCCATCATCAAAGAATTCTCTCATCTCAACAGCATTGCTAATATGAGTTTTATTGTTTTTATTATATACATCCATGTATATAGTTCTGAATCTATCCTCAAAATACTCTTCTAAATCTATATTATCCGCTGCTACTGTTGAAACATCATACATTGTAGTTAAATAATGTTGGATAGCTTCATGTATTGCTGTACCAAAAATAGTATTGATGGTAGATTGATATGTATCTAATCCTTCTCTATATTGCAATTGCCATTTGAGAGGACAGCCGGTGAAAGTAGAAAATTGACTATAAGATATACTTTTTTGAAAAGCATAATTAATTTCAGTCAATGGATGAGTCTGAATATATTTTACTATATCTGGAGTTTTATTCAAAACTTTTTAAATGTTTCTCTGATTAATATTCCTAATTCTTGATCATTAGGATTTTCTTCTATCATTTTCTGAATCATAGGAATAATAGACATTTCTTTTTTAGCATATTGAGCTGCATCTAACAATTCCTCATAAAGATGATTCATATAGTCATCTTTGTTATTTTGGTCTAAAGTGGTGTTATATTTTTTAATACCACGCTCACTTCTAGATTTTAGATCTTCAATAACTGCTTCTGTTATTTTATCTCTCCTCATTTTAATAACTTTTTAATTTCTTTATCTTCAACACCTAATTGTTTTAAGATAGTGAACGCACCATTATTACCTAGTATATCAACATATTCTTCAGCCTCACCTAGAGAACATTCATAATAAGCAGCTACGTGCTTAAGCAGTGTTTCTTGTTTTTTAGCTTTATTTGATTTAATATACTTTAACCACATATCTTTTTTAGGTATCGTATATAAATATATATTATATATTCTTTCTTTACTAGTATATGGAACTGTTTGTACAGTGTTTACAAAGTCCACATAATCAGGATTCATACTGAGGAAGCGATGAATCATATATGGGTTAAATGATTCTTTGTCTTCCTCAGTAAATGAATTCCATGGTGACTTGTTGTAGGTTATTTCCTTCAACCAGTCAAAAATTGACATTTTTTTACTTACTTCTTTCTTGGTTGTACGTTTCATACTCTTCTCTTAATTCTTTAGGAAGCATTTCCACTAGTACTTGTCCGTTTGTTGGATCAAAGAAACAAGGTACTGGTATAACTGCATCTTCAGGTGTACCTGCTACAAATTTAGATACTTTTCTTAAAATTACACCCTCAGTAAATACTTGATTACCATTTGGAGCTGTAATAGGCTGAGTAGCCTTAATGTCAATGTTGACATTTAATTGTTGTTGTTTGTTATTCATATTGTTTGTAAAATTTTGCTAATTAATGCCATTAAATTGATTTCTTTGTCTATTCTAAAATTAGCATGGAACATATACTCTTCTATAATAATGGTAATAATCCCTTTATTCATATCATCTTTCACATACTCATCCATACTATCATATAAGAATCTAAATACATCTTCAAAATCATCAATATTAGAATCAGCAATTATCTGTCTAATGTTTTTGAAAGTAGATTTATTAGGTGATTTAAGCTCTTTAAGTAATTTATCTTTATAACTAGATGTTAGTATTGATTCATCTATTTTAAGATTATCTCCAATAATATTAGTTTGGCATGTATTAAGTATCTTTCTAATATCAGGATAGTACTTATTAACTACTAATGCTAGATTAGATATTTCATAGTTTACACCTTCTGTATCTAAAATATTAGCTACATGTTGTGCTGTTTCTTTTTTAGATGGAGGATTAATTTTTAATACCTGGCATCGTGATTGAAGAGGATCAATAATACGCTCAAGATAATTACAGGTTAAAATAAATCGAGTAGTACGTGAATAAGTCTCAATAATATTTCTAAGTGATGCTTGAGCTTGAATTGTTAAGAAATCAGCCTCATCTAAAATAATAACTTTAAGTGATTTAAAAGTAGCTGATGAAGCAAATCCTTGTACTTTATCTCTAATAGTATCAATACCTCTCTCGTCTGATGCATTTATATATAGATAATCACAGTCAATATTATTAACTATAATTTTAGCAAGTGTTGTTTTACCTGTTCCAGGTGTACCATACAATAGAAGATGCTGAACATCATTGGTTTCAATATATTTACCAATAATTTGTTTTAGTTGTTCATTACCAACATAATCTTCTAATGTTTGGCTTCTATATTTTTCTACAAATAAACTATTTTTTTTCATATAACTATAATATAACAAAGAAGGCCTGGTTTCCCAAGCCTAATTTAATTTACTTCATTTTTTGGTATAAGATAATATGAATCTTTAGTAAGTCTTTCATTAAAATAATTGTCAGGAGGTATAACTTTTTTCCATGTTTCTCTCCATTTAGGGTCATTAAACATAGGCATAGGAATAAGTTTAGTGTTTAATTTTTCACCTTTTGAGTTTACCCATTCTCTGTCATTTTTATAATCAGATCGATCTGCTATAAGATAATAATCTGGGTATTCGGAGGATATACCTGCTAGTATTCCTTTATCTTGAGTAGGTAGTGTATTTTTTAAAACATTTAGGTTAGCATATACCTTAATAAAAGTTGTTTTCATATTAGGATAATACATTTCCTTTTTAGTATATGTTCTTTTTTCAGGAATATTTCCTATATTAATATCTTCAGGATTACCAGTTTTAGGTTGGCTATAGGGAATGTTAGATATAGGTGTACCTTGATATACTTTATAAGGTATATTAGCTTTTTCTAAAAGTTCAAGTATTTTAGGATTTACTGTTTCTTTTTTATTTAGAAATATATCTATACGTTTAAGATAAGGAATAAAATTAAATCTATCACCAGGTATCATTATTTGTTCTTCACCTAAATCTTCAGGATCATCTGAGTTAAAGGCTCCATCATAAGCAAAAGGGCGAATTTTATATTTGGTACTAATTTTATCTCCATCAAACATCAATCTTGCTATTGATTTTGTTTTCATGTTTTGAAGATAACTAGTTTCCATATTTGGACGTATAGAAGTAGATACATATCCTTCTTCATTAGCAAAAATATACCTAGTCTCTAAGATTTTTTTTAGATTTGATAAAGGAGTAAAATGATACAAGTCGCCTACTTGTTTGGCTTCAGTAATTTCCTTTAATAGATCAGTTAGTTTTATCATGTTTATAAATATTAAAAAAGGCCTGATTTCTCAAGCCTAATTTGAAATATGTTTTAAAAATAATTATAGATTATTTCTAATTTCTCTTTCCAACATACCTATAATTTGGTCTTTATCATAATAACTCTTTATAAACTTATCTAACATCAAAAGTGTTTGTTCATCTTCCCAACCCCAATAATCATCAATAATTTGTTTTAATTCATCAAAAGATTGAGCGTTAGAAACATCTACATCTTGATCACCTTCTTGAAGATAATCTATTACAAAGTTTTTTAAAGATTGAAAAAAATCATTTTGGTTTTCAATAATTTGACTTTCTGTAATCAGACCAGCCAACTTCTGCATTTTATAGAATTCTTTATTCATTGTGTTAAATATGTTTTATTATACATATTATCTATCTCCGTAAATATTATACTTTTTAGGAGGTGTAGGTACATCTTCTGCCTCTACAACAGCATAAATTTTACCTTGAAATGGAGACAAATGAAATTCTTTATATCCATTTTCTTGAAAAATATATTCTAAAGCCTCTGTTAGTGATTCTAAAATTGGAGTGTTAGTACCAGCAGGTGACCAACGGTCACCTGGTGGAACTCTATTTAATATTTCAATTTTTTGAGTGGCCATTAAAACATACCTCCCATACCGCCCATCATATCATCCTGCTTTTTATCTTCAGGCTTGTCTACTACAGTACATTCTGTTAATAGAATTGTTCCTGCTACTGATGCTGCATTTTCAAGAGCAGTACGAGTTACTTTTGATGGATCAATAATACCTGCTTCTTTCATGTTAACAAAAGTTTCAGTATCTAAATTATAACCTAACCAATTATTTTTAGAATTAAAATTATTTATTAAGCTATAGATTTCTAATTGATCATATCCTGCGTTAGTAAGAATTTTTGTAAATGGAGCTGAACATGCTTTATAAACAATTCCACCACCAATACTGTCTTTGTTAGAAATGGCTTCACGAGCATATAGTAAAGCAGCTCCACCTCCTGGTACAATACCTTCTTCTAAAGCGGCTTTAGTGGCTTGAAGCGCATCATCTACACGATCTTTCTTTTCTTTAATCTCGGTTTCAGTATTACCACCTACATAAATTATAGCTACTCCTCCGACGAATTTCGCCAATCTTTCTTGTAGTTTTTCTTGTTCGTAAGGGGTCTTTGCTTTTTCGATTTGTTGTTGAAGTTCTTCAATACGTGTTTGTATTCCTTCAGATTGTCCTTTTCCATCAACTATTGTTGTTTGGTCTTTATTTACAGTTACTAGGCGAGCTTGACCAAACCAGTCCCAACTGAATTTATCAAGTTTCATGCCTTTATCAGTACTAAATACTTGACCTCCTGTTAAAATAGCAATATCATCTAAAACAAGTTTTCTACGATCACCAAAGTCAGGCGCTTTAACAGCACATACTTTAATTGTGCCTCTCATTTTATTTACAATCAATGTTGCTAAAGCTTCACCATCAATATCTTCTGCTATGATAAGTAAAGGACGAGACTGACTACCTACACCTTCTAGAATTGGTAACAATTCTTTTACTGATTGGAATTTTTTATCAGCAATTAAAATGTATGGATTCTCTAAAGTACAAGTCATTGAATTGTTATCAGTTACAAAGAAGTGTGATTTGTAACCTCTATCAAATTGCATACCTTCTACTGTTTCAAGATATGTGTCTTCAGATTTTGCTTCTTCAATATAAACAACACCCTCACGACCTACTTTTTGCATTGCAGTTGCAATTAATTCACCTACTTCAGGATCATTATTTGCTGAAATAGTAGCAATTTGTTTTAATTGATCTTCAGAACTAATATCTTCAGATATGTTTTTACGAAGTTCAGTTACTACTTCTTTAACTGCTTTATCAATGTCACGCTTGATTCTAACCGCGTTAGCATCATTGTTTAGGTGAGTTAGACCTGATTTAACCATTTCTTGAGCCAACAATGTTGAAGTTGTTGTACCATCACCTGCTCCATCAGCTGTTTTAATAGCAGCTTGTTTAACAAGTTGTACACCTAATTCTTCAATTGGATCTTCAAGTGAAATGCTTTTAGCTACAGTCACACCATCTTTTGTAGACTGTGGGTAGCCTTGATTATTTGAAATAACAACATTTCGACCATTAGGTCCTAATGTTGATGTAACTGCATTTGCTAGTTTATCAATACCTGTTACTAATTTTTTTCTTGCTTCGGGTCCGAATTCTATAATTTTACTCATATTTATTTATTAGTGATTTCTAATTCAATTTGATTTTGTTCTGTATCTTCTATAATTGCTAGTACCTGATTTTCAGGACACACCCAATATTCTTGGCCTTCTAATTCTATTTTGTTAGGGCCTAGAGGTGGAAGCATTACTTCCATTCCTACTTTCATTACTGTAGGAATAAGTTCTCCATTCATAACTGATGGTTGTCCTGGACCTACAGATACAATTGTACCAATAAGTGCTTTTTCTTTACCTAAATCTGGTACTACAATGTTACCATACATTGCCTCATTTTCTTCTCGAGGCTTAACTATAACTGCGTTAAATGTTGCTTTTAATTGTTTCATAACTCTGGGTTTACTATTTGACTAATTTCTTCTTTTACTCTTTTCCATTCAGTAACATATTCTGAGATTGAATTGTATACTGGGCGATTATCTATTTTTAATTTAGCTATCGCTGATAGACAAGCACCAAATGTAGTATGGAATGATACTGATTTGATACCTTCTTTAGTTCGGGTTTTACGACCACGACCTTTATTATTATTACCTATTTTTAATGATTCATAGATTGTATAGCTGCTGCTATCTTTACCTATAAAATAAGGTTCGATAAGTGGGTCTTTGATAAGGGTCAATGAGGATAACGCTTCTTTTTCTTCTTGCATAACTAATTTATTTTATAACTTATTGTGATTTTGATACAACATAATAAGTACTATTTAAACCTAATTCATGATTGAATGTTAGTTTCATAATACCTTGTGAACTCATATATAACTTACTTGATTCAGCTCCTTTATTACAAGCCAAAATAGATTTTAATAATTCTGAATTATAAGTAAGTTTAAATTCTAAACCTGGTGATACTAGAAAATCTTTTATAACATATGTGATTTTATTAGAATATTCAATATCACCACCAAATATAAAATCTAATTGATAACCACCACCTAAAGAACTAAGAGCATATATAAGTACGTTTTCACTATTACTTAAAGCATTTTTAGCTTTAATAAGTGCTGTTATATGTTCTGGTAATAATTCTATTTCAAGATCATATACTTCAGGACCATTATACTTACCTGCTTTAGGAACAGTTAATGTATCTGCTAAAGCATAATTCAGATTAAATTGTTTATCTGAAATAAGTAGTTTTGTAATTACTTTTTGTTCCTTAGTATAATCTAAATACAAATCACCATCAGTAATAGATAATAATTTATCTAGTTGTGATGTGTTATTAATACCTATTTGAGATTCAGGTAATGGGAAATGAGGAATAGAAACATTACCAATCATTTCTTTTGTCGGAGACATGAAATCAATTGATAATGTTTTATCTTTGTTTATTACCCATTTGACGTTCTCTACTAGACCGTCAAGATGATATTTTTCAATAATAGATTGTAACTCTAATTTTGTCATATAACCTTAATATAATAAAACCTTTTTACTAAGCCAAGCTTAAGACTGCATTCCTATGTTTAAGAATATCAGTTTTGTTGTTTTTGATGATATGTCCATACTAATTTCGAAAACAGTTAATTTACCAATACGAAGTGTGAATTCGAATTTGTCTTTTTGTTTTCTAGTTGATGTCCAAGAATTTACTAGTTTCATAATTGTAGTGTTTTATGTGTTAATAAATATTATGAGAATGAGAAAAATTTATTAACATTTTCATTTAGTGGTGGAAAATCCCAAGAAAGATCTTTATACAACTCTTTTAACTTATTTAAAATCATAGACTCAAAAATCTCATCTACATCAATATATGTCTTAACAAATTTCTCTATATCTTCAGGCACCTTAGCATTTGGTAATCCTATTGTCTCTAGTTTGTATGGGTTGGCCTTTAAATTGATAATAAAGATTTTATCACCTTCAATTATGGATTCATACTGTTTATCAAAACGTTTAAACTTTAATAAGTCATTATAACGAACAGCTGCTTTAGTATTAGCGGGAGCTTTTAGTTTAAACGTGCTAAACATTTCACCTGCGCGAGATGGTGTAGTATATGAACTTATTTGTTTAACTCCAGTAGGCTTACCTAATTCTCGGGGATCTATTGTTTTTAATGACTTATAGAAGTCAAGTATTGATTTATCAATTTCTGATTTATCTTTACCAAACAAAACATCTTTAATAAAATCCTCACCAAACTTTTTAAATCGTTTATTCATATTGGACTTCATTAGTTCAAGTCCTTTCATATCTAGTTCTTCAACAGCAACACCTTCCTTATTAGTAACATACATTGCATATCTTCTTTTACCTGTAACTAAAATACTTTTAGCAATTACTTCTTGTTTTAACTGGAAGTAATGTTTAGTAGAGTCAATGTTGAATAAATCTTTACACATTGTGTTAAGATTATTATTTGCTTCATCTTGTATTTGATTCGCTAATTTTAATATAATCTCATTTTTATTAGTATCATTAATTTCAATACCTTGAGATTTCATATGTTCTAGGATAGGGCGTAATCCTATATAAACACTATCTGTATCGCTTATAATAACATTTTGCATAACTTTTATTTAAGTAAATATATAAAAAATTTAAAGATTTTCTACAAAATTATCAAATCTTTTAATTAATTCTTCTTCAGAATATTTTTGTTTATTTTTTCGGATCCATTTAAGTTCTTTAAATAAAGAATTCATTTGTAAATAATTATGAGTTTGAAGATTATAATCTTCATATTCATAAATTTGGCTTAATTTAAGCCATAGTGCCCAAGTATGTTTATCTATTTTCATAACCTTTTTATTTAAATAAATTTAAGCTCCTAATGAATCATAAAACACATCATATAATTCATCTTCAGTATATTCTGTTTCAATATCTTTTCCACTTTTAGAATATATATACCCTATTACTTCAAATTCAGCATCACTACATCCTTCAGGATCAAGTATTAAACCAGGAATTTCTTTTTCTAATTCAGTTTTTGGATCAGGCATACTTAAAATCCATTTTTTATTATCTGGGAGGTCAATAAAATTAGAATATCCTATAACGTATTTTACTTTTTTGTTATCCTTAGCATCAAAGCCATCTGCTAATCCTTTTTCACAATAAAAAAATTTATAATTTTCTTCATTTTGATAATATTCAGGGGTATATTTTACTGCTAAATCATCCTCAAAATTAAAATCTTCTAATTCTCCTTTATTATTAACAGAAGCTTCTTTAATTAAACCGGCCAACTTTTGCATTCTTTTGAACTCTTCAGATATAGTTTGTTTTTTCATTGTAGTATTTTATTATAAATATTTATTTTTTTATATATTAAATCTTTTTATTAATTCATCTTTATTTAATTGTAAATATTCATTATTTATTTTATTATTAACAAATATAATTGAATCTTGGGTTAATCTTTGACCACTATTTGTGATAGCAGCACTACAAATCAATCTACCATCAGTATATCTCCATCCTGATTTAGCATAAGTACCATACATAGCGTTTTGTAAGATCTTAAAAGCATGTTGGAACAAATCATATAACTTATAATCATCCCACTTTTCATCTTTACCTGCTGTTTTCTTTAAACCTCTATAATATTCTCGTTTTTCAAACCAACCTTGTAGAATTTTAGAACAAACACTTTGTTCATCTGTTCTAAACATTGCTCCAGAAGCAGATATTGTATAGTTATTATCTTCAATAATTTTGATTAGCTTTCCTATAGTAGTTTGAGCTGTGGAGGTAGAATATGTTTTCTTATTTAATCTTTCAATGGTAATAACTTCATTTGGATCTCGTTCTTTGAGTTTCTCTAAACTATGATTTTGTTCATAAGTTGGCCTATGATCCACTTTAACTCTACCTACTAGTGTTTCAATACCCAGATTAAGTGATTTAATAATAGAAGGATATAGTGAGGTAAAGTCCAAGTCAATAACATCAAAATATAAACCAGGTATAGGTTCTAAGATAAAACCACCAGCATATGTTTCTTTGAAATTTCTTAAATTAGGATTGTGAGTTGTAGGTTTATTTGGTGAAATAATACCTTCACGTTTCAAATATTTTAACATTGCTCCTTCATTCATAACTGTATTCCAATATATACTTTCATATGGAATGTTACAAATGTGAGAAATCATAATTGTTAAGTTAATGAACTTAAGTTTAGCCTCTAACGCTTCAATGATTTCAACGTCTCGTAAGTTATAATCAATAAACGCATTTATATCATCTCTGAATAATGTGTTTAAGTTACCTTCATATTCAATCTTACCTAAGTTAACATATTTTGTTCCAATGTCACCTAATTTATATGATGGTTCTTCTTTCATAATGTACTTCTTATGAAGTAGCATATAGTCAAGATGATTAACACCAGCTATTTTGATTTGGTTTTCACCATTAAAATCACTGTATTGAACCTTTTTAAGTGGGGATAAACGATTAACTTCATTTTCGCCTACAACTTGCAATAATCTAAAGTATATGTAAGGTATATCGAAGTATTCTGAGTTATAACCAACTAATATTGTTGGGTCTAACTCTTCAAATTTGGATAAAAATTTACTTATTAATTCCTTTTCTGATTTACAAGGTATAATATGTTTACTATTTTGATTGGTTTCTTGAATTTGACCTGTTTTATCAACAATTAAACATATCTTTTGTTTAGTAGTCACATCAATTAAAGCAATAGATGTAATAGGCATAGGAGCGCTACGAATGTACTCAGGTGTTAAAGCACCACCCATTTCAATCTCAATGTCAATATAAACTATGTTATGCCATTCAGGAACAACATCATCATACTTATAATACAATTCTCGTAGTATAAGTAATGATTTGTCAATGTCTTTTTCTAATAGATTAGAATCATGTTTATCATATTTTTGAGTTGGTATAGCCCAACCTCCAGTTAAAACCGGTTGAGCACCTTCTTGATATTCTTCTACTCGTCTCCAGAATGTAGGTTTGTATTGGAATTCTAACCAACCTTGTTTATCATCTCTAAGATGATAAGTGTATGTTTGATGATTATAGAAAACTGCTTGATACATATAAGATAATATAACAAAAAAGGCTTGGTTTCCCAAGCCTAATTTAAAGTTTATTTTTGTATTTTAAGCTACTTGAGTAACTGTTACTATAATAGAAGGTATAGCGGGTATATTACCTGCTGCTGCTATATATTGGAATTCAGTATTTGATTGATCACTTTGATAAGCAATTTCTACATATGAACCAGAGGTGAATGTGTCAACAAAATTCCAAGCAGGAACATGATATGTATTGTTTGAAGTTGGACCTATTTTAGTAGCTGAGTTGGCTATATTCACACCATTTCTTTTAAACCATATATCTATTGTTGCACCAGTTTGAGTGAAAGTTTGAACTGAGAATTGTATATTATATATACCTGTATTTGCAAATGTTATTCTACTATTATTTTCAATTGTTATACCACTAGAAGTAACTAATGTACTATAAATAAATGATCCAGAAACGTTTTGGGTAGGTGTTATACTTGCTGTATGGTAAGCAGATAAAAAGTTAAATTGCTTTTGACCATTTATAAATAATCCTGTTCCTGTACCATTACTAGTTAAACTTAAAGAACCAGTAATTGTTTGGTTACCAATATAAACAGATGAACCAGTGTAGAATTGAGAACCAGTAACTGTGAAAATAGTATTACTAAAATTTGTACTACCACTTACTATTATACTGCCACTTAAAACTGTATTACCAGTTATAGTGTTAGAACCACTTAATGTATGTGTTCCTATAAATGAAGTTGAACCTGATATATTTACACTGCCTGTTAAACTAGTAACACCTATTAAAGTATTAGAACCGCTTGTAGTCATAGAGCCTGTAAATACAGCAGGACCTATGTTTGTAAAAGTACCTGAACCACTAACTATTAACGATCCAGTTATTATTACATTTTGGTTTAATGGAGTAACAGAAGAGGCTGTTGTAGCAAAAGAAGATGTACCATAAAATTGAGGATTACTTGATGTTGAATAATTTAAAATAAGAACTCCATCTAAATCATATAGTTCTCTAACTCCCCAATCAATAGATGATACATCAGCAGAATCTTTTAAAAGAAGACCATTCCAATCTACAGTGACAATTCCAAGTGGATCTTCTAATGTTCTATTTCTCCAATTCACTGAAGTTATACCAGCAGTATCTGCTAAGAATCTATTATTTGAATCAATACTATCAGGAACCAATAATGTTCCACTAATAATTGTAGATCCAGTAATAGTTGTAGGTCCATTGATGATAGTAGATCCACTAACTCTTAATGACCCAGTAATAGTTGTAGATCCACTTATATTTGTAGAACCAGTAATTCTAGTTGTTCCATTGATACTAGTAGGACCAATAAAACTAGAGGTACCTACCATAGCCATAGCTGTAGAAGATATTATAAATAGTGGATCAGCAGATGAATCATCTGTTACAAAAAAATTACCTACACTAGTGTCAATAATAGTACTACCTGAAAATACAGTTGAACCTGAGAAAGTAAATGAACCTGCAAAAGAGGCATTACCTGTATTACTACCTGATAGATAAAAGTATGATTGGGATAGAAAACGGAAGTTTTCATCCATTTGATTGTATGTTAAAGCTGAACCTGTTACGTTCCTTAAAGTTATACCCATTTGAAATTATTTATTTGGATATAAATATTAGAAAAAGGCTCAGTTACCCGAGCCTTTTAATTTAAATTGATGCGGCAATATGATAAGTAGCTGTTGGAGCGGTCCAAGTAAAATCACCATTAGTATATGTACTAGTAAAATCATTTATAGTAACACCTCTAATATTTGTCCCTAAGGTAGTTCCATTTCCTGTTAGCAGCTGCTTATCGCCGCTTACTAAAAAGGACGCACTACAATCTCTACTTGATCTAGTTGATCTTTATACTCAGCAGGAATATTCATTGATGCTGTCATCAACACTGACTTTTCATCAGTTGCTAAGATTGTGTCTAGTGGTTTAACAAGTTTAGATTTTGTACCATCTTCTTTAACTTGTTTTTCTGTTGGGTGCCAAATAATGGCATACTGAAATAACTTTGATTTTGGCATTTTACATTGATTTGATTAATGATACCAGTTTTTCACGAATTTCTTTTTCGTCTTCTATTGATAAACCAAAACGATTATTTGTTGGTGTACCATTTTGATCATGATTTTTTTCTAACAAATATGTTAGAGTGTGGATTTTTTGAATTGTTTCTTCCATTTGTTTATTTGTTTATTTATTTAAGAATTGTTGTAAATTTGGTTTAAAGTAATTAATACTCTTCATTACTTTTCTGTCATGACTACGATATACTATCCAATAGTCACCTTGTTTTTCATAATGACATTGAGTACCTTGTTCTTGTTCTCTAACTCGAACAGTTAGATTAGCTTCTTCTTCAGTTTTACAAGCCTTAGACATATTTGATGCTTGTACTTCAGCATATGCATCTTGTACTTTATCTTTTAGACCATGCAACATTGCTCCATTACCTAATGAAACATAAGTAATATCACATAGTGCATCTAGTACTTCTACAATATTTCCTGTTTCACAAGCATGTTTATATTCTTCTAGTTCCTCTAGAATAAAATTATAAACAAACATCCATTCTTTTTCATCTGGAATATTTGGAGTATAATTGTTTGGTTTACCCATTGTAGCATTAAATTCTTCTACCTCGCTAACAAAAGGTACATAATTTTCTTTAGATTGAGACATTTCCATTATTAATTTTTAGTGAATCAAAAAACTCTTTACGAGCTAAATTGTCGTTTTCCATAAACACGCCTGATGCTTTAGTAGTAATCATTGCAGCACCTTGATGTTTAACACCTCTACAACTTACACAATTGTGAGATGCTACTATTGTTACTACAACACCTTTATTGCCTTCACAAACTTTATCTACTGCTTGATGAATAGCTGCAGTTAATTGTTCTTGAATTGCACCTCTTCTACCAAAGTGCTCTACAATACGATTTAGTTTAGATAAGCCAATTACTCGACCTTCTTTACCAGCAACATATCCAATATGAACTACTCCACCAATTGTTTGGTGGTGGTGAGAACACATTGAAGTCAGTGGGATATTACGCTCAATAATTACTCCATCATAACCATCTGACGGAAATGAAGTAATATCAGTAAACCCGTTATAACGACCAGCCCATAGATCCTTAACATATGCTTTAGCCACACGACGAGGTGTGTCAGCTGAATTAGGATCATTTTGCCAATCACATTTTAATGCTGTTAAGAAGTTACCAAAGTGAACTGTTGCTTCTTCAATCATCTGATTCTTTTCCTCATCTGTTAGAGGACGATCTAACGCTGAGCCATTAGCAAAACCATGTTTTACACACTCAATGTCATTGTGAAATTTTCTTCTATTTTCTTCCATATACTTTTATTATAATAAATTTTTATCAGACAGCCAAGATATAAGGGATAGATCTTTTATTTCCTTCCTCATCATCCATACCATAACCTACAACCCATTGATCTTTAATTTCAAAACCATAAATTGAATTTACAGGCATATTAATTTCATTAATAGCACGTTTAATTAAAGTTACTATACTAACACTTGCAGGATTAAATTCTAAAAATATTTCTTTTAGTTTTTTCATTGTTACTCCTGAGTCGTAAATGTCATCTATAATATAAACATGTTTGTTTTCAGTGTCAATAGAGGGTTGAAGTAATATTTCTAGATCACCTCGTTCTTTACCTTCGTATGATTTTACTTTAATAAAATCACATTGTGGATCAAGTGATGATAGTTTTTCTACTAATTTAGAGTAGAAAACAAAACCGCCATTTAAAACACATACCAATACAATTGGTATTTGCTCATTTTTATGACGGTTTTCGATTTGGGTAGCGATTTCATTGATTCGCTTTTCAATTTGGGATTTTTCAAATAGTACTTTCATAGAGACTTTTTATCATATCTAAACCTGGGTAATGTCTTATATTTCCTTTATTGGCTACAATAACGTGAGGATAGTAATCTACAGCAAATTCTTGTTCTAGATCTTCATTTTCATTTATTCGTATTGTTCGGAAATTAAGTTTTTCAGAAATTTTTTGAATCATAGGAGCAGCTACTTTACAAGCGCCACACCAGTCAGCATAGAAAACTACAATGACGTTTTCTTTGTTTAAAGCCTCAGTTAGTAATTGTTTATTCATTATACTTCTCTTTTAGTGTCATAAGCGATAATGTGTTCTCTACCTGTAAAATTATATCCATTATTCATACACATTTCCATTACTATAGGATACATTTTAATCAATTCCTCTCTAGTATCACCAGCTGGCATAACCCATGTTTTCCATTTTGGAATATCCATCTCAACTCTAAATGCTTCAATTTCAGCTAATGTTTCCTCAGTACCATCCCAAACTGGTTTGTAGTGGTAATCATAATGATAATCTATCATTTTACGAATATTATCTTTATGAAGACGGAATTTGTTATGTTGGTCAATCATTTTCTGATCAACTTCTTTGCCCTGCGGTGTAAGGACACCAATCCTAGGTACACTATTAGTGAACTTAGGAGACAAAGATACCAAGCCAATTTGATGATCTGTTTCAATGAAATGAGAGCCTTCTGTTTCTATAGTAATAAATATACCTCTACTATAAGCAAAATGAGTCAATTCATTTACTAGATCAGGATGCATTGTAGGTGAACCACCTGTAAGCATCATCTCTCTAATATGAGGATTATTATTATACATTTCAATGATATTATTGAAATTGTATTTGCCTTTTTCAGGATGGATACTAGTATACCAAGAATCACACCATCCTCCTTCTCCAAACCAACATCTGTGAGTACATCCTGTAGTTCGAATAACGATAGTAGGCATTCCTGCTCTACTACCCTCGCTTTGAACTGCTGTATATAACTCTACAATAGGTAAGGTCTTATTGTAATCTGTTATTCTGTTCATTAAAGTTTTGCGCTATTAAAATGTAAATAAATCTCATTATTGTCTTCTGTGTACTTGATATCAAAACACAAACTACATTTAGGATCAACCATTAATGTTTTAAGATGTTCTGTGGTTTGAAAATCACTCAAATCAGCATTGTTTAGAATCTCAAGTGCTAACTTGATATCACCAGCATCAGCTGATCCAAGCATGTTCTTAACATTTTCTGTGATTTCACTATCAAGTGTATGGATGTAACTTTTACTCATAACTCTTATTTTTATTTTAATATAATAATAATTTTTTTAAAGACAAACTTATTCTGAAAAACTTGCTGAGTTTCTTTCATGTTCATAAACTTCTACTTTAGTTACTCGAACACGATTTTCCGTTTCTAGTTTTAGAAAATCATTAATTGTGTTGAATAAGTATTCAGCAAATCGTTCACAACCTACATTGTCTAATATTCGTAGCTGGATAATACCATCCATATCCATTTGTTTGAAATGTTCTAAATATGGATCATCTTGAGCTATAATTGTGGTGTGGTCTAGTAGATAAGTAAAATAATCTTTAGGAGATAGTCCATGTATAGTGTTTTTGGCTCTTTTCATCCCACCAAAATCAAATACCCAATTGCGTTCATCTAAATCACCTTCAAACCATACTTTAAAAGACACAGCATACCCATGCAAATATTTACAATGGGTATTTTCTGCTTTCCATTGACGGAAACAAGTACTGTATCCGTCAAACAATTTTGTTGATTGGAATTTACTCATGATTTATTTTATAACATCGTTATAAGGTTCCCAAACAATACCATCATGGATTTGTCCATTTTCATCTGTTATAGACTCACCTGTAGGCATTGCTAAGACAATATCATTGTTTTCAGTTTTACCAATAGCTATAAATCCAAATCCTTCACAGATAATGGGAGTATAGTAGTTTGGTTCTAAACCATCAGCAATTTCATTAATATCAAATTCTGAGGTCATTTGTGGATCATTAAGATCACACCATTGTTTGCTAAATTCAGCCATAATTTAAAAAATCTATTATTTGGTTAAAAGTTTTTACTCCTGTAAATCTACGAGACTCTTGTCCGTTTTCTAATAAAATTACTGTAGGTATATTTCTGACTCCATATCTTTGGACAATTTGAGGATCTGTATAATCCACATTTATCTTTTGAACTGGGATTTGTCTTCGTACTTCATCTAGTACTGGTCCTAGTGTTTGACATGGGCTACACCATTCAGCACTAAAATATAATAATTGTTTACTCATACTAATTCCTCCCATATTCCTACTACTTCTGCTAAAGCTAATCCTCCGAATGCTAGTACGGGCATTCCTAGGATTCCTAAAACACAAGATATAATTCTAAGTCCTGATTTAGCAAAACTAATTTGCTGGTGTAATTTAGGATCTGGTTGTTTCATGATTTTCTAATATTTGTTTTACATGTTTAACTACTGTTTCCCAACTTACAGGACCAGTCTCATCAGCATAACTTACAGGATCTGGTTTTCCAAGTTTAAGGAATGCTTCAATACGTTCTACAGATGAAGCTGATTTATAATCTGAATACCATTCACCAAATTTAGTTCTATGTGTTTCTTCTACTCTAGAAGATGCTGGTTCATATGGTATCCAAATTGGCTTATAAGATGTGTTAGTACGGCTATATACCTCGTTAAAATTAAGACCTAGGCACTCACAACACTTGTCACCATCCTCTAGAATAGAGTATTTATCTCCACTTAAATACGGTGTATAATGATATACTTTTTCAGCTCCCCAATTACCTGATTTAAATGCTTCAAAATCAGCATCTCTAAATTCTTGTCTACAATCAGGATAAATAGCATGGTCACCAGCATGAATACCCATTGCAATAGCGCATTCAGTATTCTTTTGTTCAGCAATTGATAATGCAACCGCTTGAATAATAGAACTAAATATTTTATTACGATTTGGAACTACTGTTGCTTTCATATTTTCTTCAGCATAATGTCCTTCAGGTACTTCTTCACCTCCAGTCACTAATGCTGAATTTAATAGTGTTGATAAACCATCTAGTGTAATTACTTGGTGTTTCACTTTAGGGAAATGATGCATAATAACTTCTGATGTTTCTGATTTATGTTTAGTTTCATCAGCTTTGCTATTAATATATTTAACTAATTCCTTAGCACGTTCTAATTCTACATTATGTTTTTGTCCATAATCAAATGATAGTGCTGTAACTTCATAGCCATTGGCAAGTAGATGAAGTAATAAAGTAGAGCTATCCATTCCTCCACTCAATGATAATACTGCTTGTTTTTTCATATTAACAATATTTTTTATATAAATTTTCAATAAATTCTATTTCTTCATTATCCATAGAATGAAATCTAGGGATTAAATCAATCATTTTTGAAGCAAAATCTTTTTGTAAATAAGATAATTTCATAGATTCTGTATCTACTGTTATTCCATCAACTTTATAATCTTTTAGAAATCCATCTTCATCTAACCATTTAGCCATTTCTTTACAAGATGAATTATCCATCTCTGAATAGATTTCATCTAAATCAATATCTACATCTACAGATATACTATTACGACTACTTCTCCATTTTCTCATAATTAAAAAGGTAATTCATTATTATTAAGTTCTTTAATTTTAGCAAAATAACTATCTAACCATGATACTGGGTATAGCATTACCTTTCCTTTATATACAGGATTAGATACTTCTCTTTGTTGCATAACTATTTTATCATGTTTTGCTGTTTCAAAAACAATTTTTCCTAAAGTAGGGCCAGCTGCTTTACCTAAGTATTCAAAAAGTGATTTAAATTCTTCCATAACCTTTTATTTTATATTGTTTATTAATTTGAAATCCATTATGTTGTTATAGATGTAAGACCATTTTCTATTTAGATCTTCAGAAGACATTTCCATAACATCATCTATTCGAGTTTTAGGCTTTTCATCTAATCCCCAAACATTATATTTTATTCTTTCAATACCCGCCATTATTGGATTTGAAGTGTCAATTGTTTCAATAAATGGCATATCTTTATAATAGATAAATTCTTGTGGTACAGCACATCCTAATAAGTGTATTCTGTCATGTTTACTAATAACATCATCATTATATAATTTACTTACAACATGTACTCTACCTAAAGCAGTAGCAATTGCCCTATTTGGATGAGATGATAATTCCTGGTAGTATTTAGCTCCATATGAAAATGCTATTTTTCTATATCCTAAAGCCTGGTATTTGATATAACATTCTCTAGCTTCATCAATACTTTTAGCTTGTACTACTGCTACTTTAAGTGTGTCTTTAGGTAATTTAATTCTAGACCATTCAGAAGCATTATTGATAGAAGATTCCATATCTTCCCAAACATCAGGAACAATAAATTCATCTGGTTTAAGTATTTCAATCCAGTATAATAAACGTTCTGTATTATATGCTTCTCCTAACTCATGGAGAGAATTGTCCATTATAATATAACGACCTTGTTTTTTAGCATCTAAAAAATATTCTTTATACTGCTCATACTTGTCCAATAGGTGAGGCAAACAGTAATCATAATGATTAAAACTAGGACTAGCATTTAATAAATTTAATGGAACCTCGTGAGATATTTTCATAACTTGTATTTAATATAAATATAAAAAATTATAGTTTAAAAGCCAAACTATTTAAAAAGGACTATCATTATCTTTTTCTTTCATTAACCAATATGAATATTGACGAATAACTTCATCAGTAGTACCTTCAGCATAGTTGTTAATAAAATTATCTGTATCTGATTTTGTTCCACCAAATGTTTTTCTAAGACACGTTTTTAAATCTTCCAATCTATCAAACTCATCTCTTTGAAAATCCTGTCTTAGATTTTTTAGTCTGCGATTATAACTTAGACGAACTTCTCGTTCTTTTTCTTGTTTGGTTTCAAATGTGAAATCACTATTACGTATTTCAGCTATTTCCTCAGCCATCCACCAATACTCATATTCAATATATTTGGAATATGGAGAATATTCAAAATCACCATTTTTGCATTTGTCCCAAATAGGAGTGTTTTGTTTTAGTGGTTTGTGAGTTGTGTATCGTCTGTGCCAATAAAACACATTGAATTTAGGTAATTTAGCGGGTTTTTTAGGACTTTTACCAATGGTTGTGTATGGTACTAATTCTTTTATAACATCTTTCGCTTTAATCATACTCTAAATATAATAAAGAAAGGCCCGAAGGCCAAACTTTATATATTTAATTATAATTTTATTTCATATTATTTAAAAAAGCAACCACATCTGGTATTTCATCTTTAAAGATGTACATTTGACTATGTACTCTATATCCATCATTTGAATCTAGTTTTGTAATCCATACACCTTTTTTATCACTTTTTAAAATAACAGTTTTGTTAGGACCAAGTTTAACAGTAGCCTCATTTAAAATTTTTTCTACTTCTTCTTTAATGATTTGCTTAAGTTCAGATTTTTTCATTATATTATTTATTCATTAATAGGTAGTAGTCTTCTAGTACATCTCTTGTTTTTTTAGTAGGCTTATCATCATAATAGTCTGCTGCAAAGTGAAGAAGGATCTTATCACCATCTATCTTTACTATGTCAGCGAACAGTAAATCATTCATTCTAACAATCTCATCACCAACTTTAAGTTTAGTTTGAGGTGTTATTCTTGTCCACTTACCAGCCTTAAACTCCTTTTTTGCTCCATAATTTGCCCAGTTTGGTATTGCAGTTGGGTCTATGTCATTTTTGATATATGCAATCACATCATCAACAGACTTTTGCATTACATCATTATTACGTCCACCAGCCCCTATTACATTATTAGCTAATTGCTCTGCGGAGTTCATTCGCTTATTCTGTCCTATCTTTTTAAAACCTAGTTTGTAGATAGCGGTAAATAGGTTTATGGTATCCTTTTTGACTTTAGGATTTTTTGGAAACTTGTTAAAGCGTTCCATAGCTTTGGTAATGATGTTTTTCCACTCATCGCCAGGATTGTTAAAGTCATATGTACTTGGTATTGATGATGCTTCTTTTAATACCTTATCTACTTCTTCTTTGATGATTTGTCTTAGTTCTGATTTTTTCATTTTTTTTTATTAAATGTTTATCATACATATTTTATCCTTCACAAGAAACGCATTCTGATAATCTTTGTAAGTTATCTCCTCTTAATACTGATTCTGTACGTAGATAATATAATGTTTTTAGATACAATCTGTTTTGTAGCTGGATCAGCAAACTTGCGTTTCTCTGTATCTAATTTAGCTACATAGTCTTTTGTACTAGTAAACCATTCTTTAATATCCGTTAAAATATCATCAAGTTTTTCTGGGCTTTTAGCTATTATTCTATATGCCATTACGTTGCTTTTTTATATTAAATTACTTTAACATTTTTAATAATACTGCCGCAGCTTTCTGTTGTGCAGTTACTGGAGCTTCTGCAGTATCACGTAGATTGTCATATGCTTTAATTAGTTTACTATCGCCGCTATCATATACAGCATCAGATGAATTGCCTAATTTATCAATGATATTGTCAGTCATATCTTCACCTTTAGCGGTACCAGCCAAAATGTCTGTTACATTGTCTTTAAGATATTCATTATCGTAATACGATAATGATTCGTTAATAGTCTTTTTCGTATTTTCACGCAATACATTGCGAACTTCTTCGCGGATGAGTTTTTTAAATTCTGATACTTTCATTTTTTTTATTAAATGTTTATTATACATATATTATCCCTCACAAGAGATACATTCTGATAGTCGTTGTAAATTGTCTCCTCTTAATACTGATTCAGTACGTAGATAATATAATGTTTTAATTCCTTGTTTCCAAGCCTCTTTATGTACTTGACTAATCCATTTTGGTGTATCATTTGGATCAAAACATAAATTTAATGAAATTGCTTGGTCTACATATTGTTGTCTGATACCATTTTGTTTTACAATTTCCAACTGGTTGATTTCTTTGAATGTTAAGAATACTTCTTTTTCTTCAGCGGTTAGAATATAATCTGGTAAGCCATAAACAGAACCTTGATCTTTTAAGATTTGTTCCCAAACACTATCAATGTTGTATCCTTTTTTCTCTAATACTGCCTCTAGTGTTTTATTACGTTTAATAAACACACCTTTTGCTGTTTTTAGATTATAAACATTAGCAGGAATAGGTTCAATTGAAGGTGATACACCTCCTGAAATATGAGCATTTGATACTGTAGGTGCCGGTGCTAGTAAGTGAGTATGTCTTAGACCTGTACCTTTACACCATTCTGGTTCACCATATAGTTCTGCTTGATCTTTAGATGCTTTAATTGCTTCTTTTTGAATGAAATCAAACATCATTCTAGTATAAGAGTTAGCTTGAATACCTACAAACGGCAATCCTTTTTGTTGTAAAAATGTATGCCAACCTAAAACACCTAATCCAATTGCTCTACCTTTAGTAGCTGAACGAACTGTGTTTTCCATAAATTTAACATTCTTAGCTCTATCAATAAATTCTTGAAGTACACCTTCTAAGAACCAAATTGATAATTCAGGTAATGTCATTCCATTTTCGAACTTATAGTCTTTCCATTCTTCCCAACGAGCCAAATTTAAAGATGATAAACAGCAAATAAATGAGTGTAATTCATCTGTATATAAAGCAATCTCAGTACAAATGTTAGTCATTGATACTTTTAGATTGTTTTGCTTATATGCTTCAGGATTTGTATTATTAATATTGTCTTCAAACATAAGATAAGGCTCACCTGTCTCTAAACGTGTCTTAAGAATTTCACCCCATATCTTTAATGATTTAGGATCCTTATCTTCTAGCTTATTCATAAAAGTATCATCAATAACAACACATTGATGAAGATTTAGACATTGACGATTAACATCACCTTTTGGTCTTCTAATTTGTAAAAATTCTTCAATATCTGGGTGATTAATACTTAGATTAACAGAAGCTGCTCCTCTACGAACACTACCTTGGTTAGTGGCTAAGATAGTTGAATCATAAATTTTAGCCCATGGAACTACACCTTCTGATACACCATTGTCTCTAATAGCTTTACCTCTACCTCTAATACGAGATAAACCGATTCCAACTCCTCCACCTTGAGAAGATAATCTCATTAATTCAGAGTTTGCATCTGCAATACCTTCAATGCTATCACCTACATCAATTCCAAAACATGAAATTGGCATTCCACGTTCAGTACCCATGTTTGATAATACTGGTGATGCTAAGCATAACCAATTTTTAACTATCGCCTCGTAAAAGAATGGTTGTAAATCTTTACGTTTTAGACGGCGAGCAGCAAATTTACTTACTCTTTTATAAGCATCAAATACATCTTCATCAGGTAGTAAATACCCTTTAGAAATCATACTTATTGCTATTTCATCCATCCATTCAGGATAATGTTTCCCCTTAACCCAATTGCTTGTGTCTACTTGTATACTCATAATTTTTTGTGTTTTATAAATCGTCCCAATCCGCAGTTGACTTAGCGTATGACGTTACGCGTCCTGCAAAGAAATCTTGATGTGTTTTACCTGATGTTAAATGACCAAACCATTCAATTTGTTTTAATAGATTAGGATCAATATCGTTATAGATTGCTTTATATCCTAATTCAATCATTTTTTCGTTAGCACGGGCTTTGATATAGTTTTTTAATTGTTCTTTATTTAAACCTTCAATATCACCCATCTCAAATGCTTTATCAATAAAATCAAATTCTAATTGTACTGATAAGTTACATGCTTCAATTATTTTATCTCTTAATTCTTCAGTATTTAATTCTGGTTGTTCTTCTAATAGTGTTCTGAATAACCAGCATCCTGCTTTAGAGTGTAATGATTCATCTCTAACACTCCATTCTACAATTTGACCTGTACCTTTCATTAAGTTTCGTAGTTGGAAACTCATTAGAATAGCAAATGATGAAAATAAATTTACACCCTCAGTGAATGCTGAAAATATAGCCAATGATACTGCTTTATCTTCTAATGTTTCACCTGGTGTTTCTACTAAGCGATCAATTTTAGCTTTTGATACTTCATCTTCTAAAAATGCTCTAAAATCATCTAAACCTAATTCTTCATTTAAACGAGCATATGCTTCGGCATGTATTGATTCAAAATCAGCAAACACACGAGCCATTGCTTGGATTTCAGGTTTTGGGAACCAAACAGATACTTTAGTTGACCAATAATCATTAACGTGTACTTCTGTTTGTGCAAACGATTTTAAAATGTTACCTATTAGATTCTTTTCAGATTCATTTAACTTTAGTTTCCAGTCATTCAAATCTGATGCGAGTGGAACTTCATCTGCTAGCCAATGTGCTCTATGTTGGTCTTTATAAAAGTCAAACGCTGTTTGATATTCAAATGGTTTGTAATAATTGCGGGGTTCAATAATCATAAATTGTCTTTAATTGAAAAAAATGCTTTTTGTAACTGTTCTCTTTCTAAATTTGTAACATCACTAAATTTATTCACTGGTTTTGAAGGATTAAAATTTGGTTCATCTTCATCATAATCATCAGTTATATCCATAATACCTGTTGATGTGTCTATTTTAGCTCCAAATGTCATACCGTCTCCACCATATCTGTTTTTCATAATATGAAAACGTCCAGTACCTGCGACTTTATCCTCTTTCTTGCGTGAGAGAGAAATAGCCACATCCGTAATCATGATTTTATCATAGCTACCTGCGGCTTTGTCGCCTTCGATGATATCATCTTTAGCGCCAGCACGATTAACTTGTGAAACACTCCAAACTGGAACTTTTAACTCACGAGCTAATCCTTTTGTGCTTACATAAATATCATCAATTTCTTCTTTTCTATCACCTTTAGATCTTTTAGATCTTAACAAGTCCACATAGTCTATAATGATAAGATCTGGTTTCACACCTTGATCAATATTCTTTTTAATATGAGCTTCTATAGTTGAAATAGAAGCTTTACCTGGAGAATATTCTTTGATAATCAAATTACCTTCTAATTTATCTACAGTGTCTTGTACTTTTTCTTTATAGTCATGAATTAAATTAACAGGTATTCCTGTAAAGAAAGCATCGTAACGTTTACCAACATAACTTTCACTTAATTCAAGTGTATAGTGGATTACATTGTAACCCAATTTAACAGCCCAACCACCAAGTGCTATCAGTGACCAAGATTTACCACCTCCCGGATTACCGAATATAAGACCAAAATCCCCATTCCCCAAACCTCCTTGGAATAGTTTATTAAAAGTGTCCCAAGGTGTTGGAATAACAATTCGTGACTCTTCTCGATATCTTGTTTCTACATCTTTATTATATTCTAATCCTAAATTCTTATCACCACCAGCTTTTAAAGCATTATCAACTAAATTTCTAATTGAATCATAATCACCTGCCTTCAATAATTCTACTGAAGTCATAAGTGCTTTTTTAAGTTGTTGGTTTTTACAAAAATTAGAAAACTCTTCTTCTACATATGCTAGATCATCTTCTGAAGCTTTGTATGCTTCTTTAAGCTGTTCTTTAATAGATAACTGAAGTATTTCATTGTCAATTTTCTTAACTTCAGTTTTAATAACATCCATTGATGGAGTTGTATGATACTTAGTATAGTATTCTAATATTCTAGAGATAATCCATTTATGAGCGGAATTATCAAAATATTCTTCACTCAAGACATCATGGATGTTTATCAAAAACTCTTTATGTGTCAAAAGTGAGGACAGAACTTTAATTTGAAATCCTGTCCCATATTGGGCGAGTGTATTTAATGTCATAACTTTTATTTATTTAAAACTACTTAGTACTGTAAATGTATTTCTAATCCAATAGTCTACATTCTTTAAAATATTTCCTAAACCATCTTCATTATATAATTTAATAAATTCTGCTACTTTAAGTTTTTCAATAGGTTGTTCAACTATTGCTTCAACATACAATTTTTCATCTTCATCCATTAATGGATTACTAAGATTCATAATTTTATAGTTGTTACGAAGTTTTTCTTCCTCAAGTATTATTTTTGAATAAAGAACGTTTTCTTTATATTTAGTAGCACTTATTTCAAATATATCTTCTAAAGTGATTTTAGAATCAACTAACTCAGGAAACAACTTAAATAATTTTTTAGGTCCTAATCCAGGAACACCTACTACTTTATCTGAATTATCTCCCATAAGCGTCTTATATAATATAAAATTATAAGCTGGAAGGCCAAATTTTTCTTTAACTGCCTTTGGGGTGTAGAATTCTTTAATAATAGGACTATAAACTGTTATGTTATCATTTACAATTTGTAAAAAATCTTTATCTGCTGATACTATAGTTATCTTACTATTGTATTTAGTTGACA